ATCTGCTGGCGGTGTGCCTTCGGTGCCGTCCCATGCGACCACGTTGTAAGTGCCATCGGATAATGCCTTTGTACTGACCAAGGCGCCCTCGGGTGTGACGACGCCATTGTTGAACTCGTCGTACTCGGTGGCGTCCATGCCGACTTTGATGTAGTCGCCAGGTGCCATTGCCATCAACACGCCTTCGTGCGTTGTGGTGAAGCTGATGGTGTGCGTAGGAATGCGACGCATTCTGATCACGAACTTAGCGGCATCGATTGCGTGGTCACGACTGGTGCAATAGTCCGACATGTCGAGCGCTTCTAATGCCACGCTTGAGCTAGCGCTGGATTCACGTACCAACACCTCACGCACAGTCGGGAACATGCCGGGGTTGTCGTAGTTGGTGCTGGCACGCTCTTCGCGGTAACGCACCGAAACCTGGATCGGGTCGCGCTCCTCGGGATCGAAGTATTGCAACTTGAAGCTGTTCTCGACGATGTTGCCTGCGGTGAACAGACCCTTGATCGTCACAGCGTCGAATTGCAACGCTGGCCGCAGGAAGAACTTGCCATCGGATTCGCCGAAGATCAGCAGATGTGTGGCAGCGACGTCAGCGCACCACTGCCGGATGTTGACTTGATCTCCGATAACGCCGTCGTAGAAATACTTGCGGGTGTAACACCAATCGGCTGCATCCTCGAATTCCGTGAGGTCGATCATGTCATCAGTGATCAGATCGCCACGTCCGTAAGTTGTGTTGGTCAGTAGATCAAGCACGATGTCAGGGAACAGATGTGTCGCTCCAGTGGTCAAGCTGTTACGCAATCTGCGGCAGGTTTTGCCACCAGTGACGTAGCAGCTGAACTGGTTGAATTGCTGCCACTCCACCGAGGAATTGATGTTGACGCCGATCAATGCAAGATTGTCGTATGTAGGCGCAGAGTCATTGGTGACGATTTCGTTCATGTAAACGATTTCGTGCTCTGGGCCGCCTTCGGCTGAGGTCGTGATCTCCTCAAAGATGAACTTCTCAGCGAGCTTGCCCCATGTGTCAATCAGTGACGTATCGCCATTGCTGTAATCGGCATCGCTCTGCGGATAGTTGAGCTGCCCTGATGCTGATGGCCTGCGACCAACCGTGATCGCAAACGTATCAGCGCTGTTGGTGACCGATACACCAGTAAACATCACGCCGACACTGCCGGTTTCGGTGATGTTGACGAGCGTGCCGAATGAGTAAGTCGCATCAAGGACATAAAGCGTTTTGCCACTTGAGTGATTTCGTACTTCGTAGCCAGATACAGGTTCGAACTGAAACTCCCATTGCTTAATGCTGGGCATGTTGAGTTGGATGTAATTAAATATTGGTTGCGATGTTGCGCTGCGTACTCCGTAGAGGTTTGCAAATGTTGTGAACGCACCAGTGCTGCCTGCGACTCTGTAGCTGATCTTGAAGAAGCTGTAACGCTCAGCGCTGGTGGAGATCGTGTTGGAACGATGAACGTCGGTGTAGAGCGCTGTGCCTTCGTTCAAGACATCATTTTTGTAGTCAAGGCAAGCGCGGTTGTCGCATTCGGTGAAACCTTTTGCTGAGTTGAAATTGGTGATGCCGTTGATGCGAATGCCGAGTGTTGACTTCAAGCCAAACTCAACCACTTTACATGGCCTCGTCGTAGATACGCTGCCGATCGCGCAACGCATGATGTGACCGTCTGTAGTGGCGACGTTTCGGGGTTCAGGACCACTTTGAGCGTCGTACTGATCTAGCCATGTCTTGCCGTCTTTAACGATCTGCGCTTGCGAGTTGGTGCTGACCACACCAGTGCGGACAGTTTTGAAGGCCACTTCAATGGTCTGGCCTCCATCGTCAACCTGCGAGCTGAATGGACCGTTTGGTGAACGGCCTGCGCAAACGGCAAGGCCAGTCCCGATCTTGTATAGCTCTCCAACGATCAGCGAATCGTCCCAGGTCTTCTGGCGCCCAGCTACGACAGACGCAATATCTTCGCAATCTTCCGAGTAAGCGTCTTTGATTGAGAACCAGCTAACAAACGTGAACGAATCAGATGTTGTTGGATTGGTCCAACTAGAGTTTTTGCGATCAAATTTAAACGTGGGGTAATCAACAGTGGTGGTGACGCTAAGATCGTCAAACGTAACACTGCCGCCAGAAAGACTCGTGCTATCAGTTAGCACAGTGACTCCATCAATAGTGGCAGTGCTCTTGCTAAGCGAAGGTGCTGTGTAGTTTCTGCTATTTGAAAGGCTGATCTCCTGCAGGCTCTCGGATTCAACGAGGATCTTGTGGTATTGAACAACTGTTACATCGTCTTCTGGATCGTCATCCGTAAGATCGTTGCTAAGCGTGATTTTGAATTTGCTTGCCTTGAGGAGTTCAAGTTCAGTGTCAATTACGTTATTGTTCGAGACGTTTTCAAGGCCGTTGCTGTTAAAACTTAGATTTACGGCGATCCATGCCACGTTTGATTGACTGCCACCGCTGACATCGATTACAGTGGTGCCAGGCCAAGTAACATTAACGCTTGTGCCAACATCAACAGCAGTAACGCTTACCGTTAGTCTATTTAGCAGGTTGGTTGTTAACGCCTGCAGGTTGCTGTCACGATATTTTAATTTTGCACTTGTGGACGAACCACTGCCTGTTGTGTACGGCTTGGCAAACGAACCAGGGGTTTCTGGCGTGATTAGTTCTTTCGTGATTGACCACTCGCCCACCGTGGTCAGGTCTTTGATGTCACGGCCAAATAAGGTGTCTTTATCGCTAGACGAATAAAGCGTGTAAGTCGTTGTGCCATCGATGCTGCCAAGCCCCTGAGCCGTGATGCCGCTGCGTGACCCGTAAAACGCTTGTGACTTTCGGCGCTGCGCCCACTTGGCCTCATCGAGCACACATTTGACCTTGGTGCGACCTTCATCGCCTTTTGGCAAAAGCTGCGCCCTGACCTGTGGCTCAAACACAGGATTGGGGCGCATCCCAAAGTCATTGCCGCAGAATGCGTACAGGCCGAAAGTGGTCTGATTGCTGGGGCGTTGTGCGGAGCAGAAATCGGTGGTTACTGTATTGCCAATTCTCACACCAAAAACATCCGTCGATCCAGCGGTGATGTTGTTGGTGTTGCCCACGTCCTCGGCTGGATCGCGACCATAGACGTGATCGCTTGGCAAGATCCGTGTTGTAAGACCGCTTGCGTAGCGTGCATACACTGCCATGCGCGAGCCAGTCTCGTTTGCGGTACTGCTGCCGAAGTCATAACTTGTCAGTGTGTTACCGCCAGATGCAAAATTCTTTGCATCGATCGCGCCCATCGGACCTTCGCCAACCAAGAAAATAGCTCGCAACATCTGCGAACCACCCAAGCTATAAATCTGCGACCAAAGCAGCTGCGTATTGACGCGGACGCCGCCATAAACTACGCCGCCGATCGTTTCCTTATTGGCATACACCAACGGAATGATCGATCCAAGTGTGGAGATTTCCTGCGTTGAATTGAAGCCATACCGTGGCGCAAACCGTTGATTGGTGGTAATCGCTTCACCGCCACGACCAATCTCGCGGATCTCCGATGGCCGTCTTGCAGATTGCTGAGTGGTAAGAGGCTTGGGTTTGAAAAACGACGCGGCAATCGTGCTGCCGATGCCGATGACGATACTGATGATCGACAGCACGATCGGATCAACACCAGCAATCACTGCTGGTTCCGGTTGCTCTGCAGCGCGGCGCTTTACTTCAGCCTTGAACCAGGCGTACTCCTCATCCGTCAGCCCAAGCATTGAGGCAAGGTAACGATCGGATGGAAGTAAATTCATTGCACAAAACGACGGTACTCGGATTCTCGCATGGCTCGTGGCGGCAACCAACACACGCCACGTTTGTGATGCACAACCAAGACTCCGTTCTCTACTACGATACCGACGCCAAGCCCATTTGCGCCGTTCTCGAATAAACACACCGAGAACTCTTCCATCTCAGGCACTGGCTCAGTTGCGGCATCCCATAGCGTTTGCAGCTCTTCCCATTCAGCAGCACGCGCCAGCTCAAGCCATTTGTAGTCAAATGGCGGGTGGTACACGCCAACGGAATCAAGGATCGCCCAGGCCATGATCAGACAATCGGCGCCGCGACCGTTGCCAGGATGTTCGCCGAACTGATGCGGCAGTCCGATCCAACGGCGCCAGTCGATCATTAGCTCACCACCAACGAGCCACTGCTGGGCAACGCACCAACCAATTCGGTGCTCAGCACTCGGCGTGGTACGTCCGATCTGACGGCATCAAGGGGTGAAGTCAGCTTGAGCAGTACCTTTTCGGTATCCATGTCGTAGCTGGCGACACGCCATAGCTCAGAGCGGATCAGGGCATCATCGCTGAAATCTGTGATGTCAAGGCTGACGGTTTTGAGTTCCAGCAGCCAGCGACTTTGAACAGCTTCGGCGAAGATGTTGACGCTGATGTCGTTCGTGCCAGCACCCAGCACAGCCTCGGATCGATCGCCGCCTTTGCTGCCAGCGCCGGTCGAGATAGCGAATGGCAGGAAGTTGTACGTCACTCCGGCGTACGTCCTGGTGACGTTGACGGAGAAGTTTTGATAGGCGTAAGCGGTCGCGGTTGAGGCGTTCACCATGAACCGCGCATAGTTGACAAAGGCAAATGCGCTCATAAGCCGACCTTCTTGCGTGTCTTCACGCTACCTTGCAATGCCTGCAGCGTCAGTGCTCGACCGCGCTCAGCGGCTTGCGCCATACCTTTGCGATGCTGCTCAGCGGTGATGTACTCGACGCCGTTGATCACCTGGGATTCGTAGCGCACATCGATCGGGCCAGGGTTGCTGATCGCTTGTGCGGTTTCGCGCTCGGCTGCCACAATTGATGCCTGTTCAGCGCTGCGTGTAAATGGCAACATGACTTCCCGAGTTTCACGTAGGCGGTCAGCGTAGGAGCGTTCTTCCCGAGTTTCACGTAGGCGGTCAGCGTAGGAGCGTTCTTCCCGAGTTTCACGTAGGCGGTCAGCGTAGGAGCGTTCAAGCAAACGCTTTTCGCTTGTGCTTATAATTGCGTCGCCATTTTTGCCATCAGCATTTGCTTTAGCAAAAGCCATCGGCGCAGAGCTGGTTTCACGCATCTGCGCTTCCAGCTCTTCATT